ATTTGTATCTCACGCGGATTGCGTCTTGCCCAATAACGAGGCTCAGACTCATCTAGGCTTTGATATGAAACCCTGATCTTGTGCCGTGCCGCTAATTCCATAACGTGCAATGCCATTTCAATACGTTTAACTGTCATTGCTCTAACCTCAACCATTTTGCTTTAATTAACATTGACTGCGCTTCCTGCAATCCACCTGCCGCGCCAAGTAACAACTCAACCTCTTGATCTGTGGCATCGCCGGTAACTAGACTATGCACAGCGTTGATCGTTTGATTGAGCAACGCTTGAACTTCCAAGTAATCTGTTGATCTAGCCATATTGCCCTCCATTGATAGTGCCTGATAACAGATATAAGAAGTGTTTGCATACTTGTCAACAAAAAAAGTTAAATATCTTCTGTTGAGATGCGATACGGCACATGTGTTGGGTTTAAACTAACCCTACCATCACGATCAATGTCATCAGGCACATCATCAGCAAACGCATCTTTTGGCATCCCTTCTGTTGCTTTCTCCCATGCGACTTTGTTTGCCTCAACGTAATTTCTATAGGCTCTATCCATTCCCTGCATGGCATCAGATCGTCTGCGCGAACCGCTAGATACATTCGTTAGGTCTTTGTCCATGTAGTTTGTCTGGTTCTTATCCTGCATCATTTTCACACTCTGCGGCACAAGCAAGGTATCCGCAGCCATCAATATAATTGTCTTCGTGCGCTGAATTGCTTTTAATACGAGCAATTTTAAGCAGACTCATCAACACACCCACATCTGCTGGGCTGACTTCGATACCCAGGTGAACTGACCAGTAACGAGCAATTGTTCTGAAATTATCCTCCATAGCTCCGTGATCTGCTGCTCTGTCCTTCGTTACATACTTCTTTGCTGTGTCCAGCACCTTTGCCCTTTTCATTCTTGATGCTCCCTGCATTGCCAAGTCTTCCCGTCATCACTGCTGTGCCAAGCCCAGTTGCTGCCACAATACGAACAAATGTTCTCCTTCGGCCCGGTGCTGCGCCGTTTCTCTGGGGCTTTTTTGTTTTCCGACATCTCTTTCAGCCGCCTTTTGCGCCACGGATCTGCATATTCCCCGAACAAATCATCAATATTAGACATTATCCCTCGCTGTAACAGCTTCGTATTCACCTCGACTCATAGGCCCATCAACTGCTCCGAGCCATACCCTGCCGCCTGTAGCCGTCAACTGGAACTTATCAATCCGATTGTCCTGTTGTAGACTACGAACATATCCTTCTAGTGTCTGCTTCCCGATGCCTTGCAGTATCTCAGGGGCATCAGCGTCCTCTGACCGCTTATGAACTCCGTTGTTGCCACTCATATGGGTTAGAGCCACACCTTCGCGCTCACAATGGATAATCCAATCAGCCATAGCATCCAGCTTCATCTCAAGAACTGTGCCGCTGTTAAGTGATTTGATTTCTTCAGTGCGATCATTTAGCAGCCCAGTCATTGGATCTCGTACAAAATGCCGAACATTTCTACTGGCTGGTCCGTTAGACTTGACTACAGCGCCATCAAAACAACTGTTACGCTGATATGGTAAACCTAGCCGCTCACAAGTCTTCTTGCCGCGTTGAGCATCAACCTGCCATAACGCAAATGAAGACCTGACCCCATCAACAAGAGCAGTCGTACCCCGAATAAGGTTACGAGCTTCTTCGGGTGTTTTGATTACAGCGTTGTCCTTGATCTTCGTCATGTGGTGACAAACCAGTACAGATGCACCTGTTTCTGTTGCCATCCTAGCCAGCAGACCTGTTAAAGCAGCCCCCGCAGCAGGATCAGCATTTACATCTGCATGGACAAAAGATGCCAGCGGATCAAACACAATCAGCTTTAGGTTACTCATCTGCAAGATTTGTTCGTATATCTTTTCAAACTCTGCTGTTGTCCCGAACTCGCCGTTGGACTCGTTCATGATTGCAAACACACCGCCGACATTCGGAAGTGATACAATCTTTAGATCATGGCTGTAGCCATGCCGCTCTTCAAACGGATCAAGACGCTCAACCCGCCTGTGCATCTCAGCTTCGTCATCTTCAGCAGTAAAGATCACCACGTTCCCGAACTCTTTAACCAGCCCCCCAAACGTGTTTGTCATTGGCTTCCCCGATGCGATCTTCATGCCCATGTCCAGTGTCATCATGCCTTTACCAGCATCACCAGCAGCGGCAAACAGAATAGGAACCCCGAGCGGAAACGTGCCATCAATCAAGAACTTTTGTTCGGGTGCAGCCCCAGCAAACCGACTGACAAGGAACGACTCGTCAAGAAGATTAATGTTTGTTTTAGTTATCTTGGCTTTGGTGTTAACAAAGTTTTCAATGTTGTAGCCCTCAGACAAAGCATCTGAAGCATCCCACCCTTCGGGCTTTCCCATTGGCGGCGTAAGCATTGTGACCGATTTAGCACCAGCAGCCAAAGCAAAGTCCTGTATGAGATCAGCCAGCTTTTTGCCAGCAGGATCATTGTCAGGCCATAAGATAAGCTCTTTGTTCTGCAACGGAGAAAAGTCAAACTGGTGAGCAGTCTTCTTTGTTAGCGCACCAGCCCCGCCAATCGTACAGGTTGTAGTGTATCCAACATCATTTAAAGCATCAGCACACTTTTCGCCCTCAACCCATATAACACGATCAGATGCCAATACATTTGGAATGTTATATAACGGGCGTATGTCTGGAAACTTGGAGTATGGAGAGCCTTCAACAAACGGTCTGAACTCTTTCTTTGGCTTGCCCTTTGTGTTCAACATGGGGTTGCCAGCAATATCCTTGACGTTATACCGCCTAACGGAAACCAGCACCTCGCCATCAGCATTGGTATATACATACTCAGCATCATACGGACTGTTTGAATTGTACTGCGGCCTAATAGGATTTTCTATCGGCGCATTATCCCGAACAATTTGCGGCCCAGTGCTGTCGAGGTAACTGGCAAACATCTCCTTTATTTCTGGGAGCTTCATGCCACGAGCTTCTATCAGTATCTTGACGATGCCCCCGATACCAACACCACCGTTGAAATCCTGACCCTGCATGAAGTGCTGCGAGGCAGGATCAATGTTAATTTTTAACGATTGCCCCGGATCACCAAGCAGTGAACCGATGTAAAATGTTTTACCGTGAACACGCCCAGCAGGGAATGTATCCTGCAAAATCCGAATTTGTTCGCCTTTGGGGACTCTGCGAGAAATCTCCTCAACTATGTCATTACTACCAGATGTAGTATTGCCAAACCTTACCACACTCATTATATTGATCCTTACCAAGCATTGTTTTCAACTAGGGGCGGCTCATACCGCCCCTTCTTTTTGCCAGCAAGTATTGCGGAACTCGCACCACTTGCAAATAAAATAATCATCATTCTGTGCAACACGCGGCAGCATATCGTTAGCTTGGGTTGCTTTCAGGATTTGTACTGCTTTATCACTAGTAGCTTGTGCAAGCTCACCATTGAACGGAACCATCTCAATGTATATCTCGCTCGTGTTTTTGTTTAACACCGTGAATACACAAGGGTTTTCCGATAGATCCATGTAGGCTTGATAGATTGCAATCTGTGCTGCGTACACTGGGTTGGCCTCCGCTACACCTTTACGAACAAATTCATTGAACTTCTTCTCGTTGGCAGACTTACACTCCCACAACATAGGGTATGCCATGTGCAACGGGCCACCACATATGACCCCATCAATATGACCTCTGACCTCCCCGCCAGCAGTCTCAAACCCGAATTGTTCGCCTTTCTTCTCTGTCCGCAGGTCAAAGCCAGCGTCCCTGAAGTACATAATCATCATGTCTTCGATGGTGTGACCAAGGCCAAATATGCGTAATGTCTTCGCAGGAAACCCTTTGCCCTCATCAGCCTGTTGGTTCATGTAGCGGTACTGGAGCTTGCGTGAGCAGGGATCGCCAAGAGAAGAAGCACCAAGGTATTTGCGCCTTGGCTGCTTGCGTTCCTTTTCTACAATCGCCCGATCAAGCTCTTTAATTATGCTCTGTGCGTCAGAAAGGGATGTCTTGTTCAGTGAGGCCGATTCTGCCGCCTCCATATCTGAAGTAAATTTCTGTAAGGTCTGTGCTAGAGTATTCATCATCAAGCCCTTCTGATATTCTCTTTAATATTAA